AAAAGATTAATGATATGCAAGATGATGCACTGCGAGAAAAAGCAGAAGTCGAATTGCTAAAAAGACATCCTGACTTTGCTGAGATTAGAGATCAAGATGAGTTTCATAACTGGGTAGAAGCACAACCACAATGGGTGCAAAAAGCCCTGTATGAAAATGAACATGATGCCATGTCTGCTGCTAGGGCTATTGACCTATATAAAGCAGATATGGGTATTACTGGTAAGAAATCCAGTAGAGAAGTAGAAAAACAAGCTGCTAAATCTGTTAAGGTTTCTTCTAAAGAATCCCCTGAAGCTAGGGCAGAAACAGGTACATTTAGAGAATCTGAGGTAGAAAGAATGCAACCTGCCGAATACGAAGCTAAACAGGAGGAAATCATAGCAGCTATGAGATCAGGGAAATTTATCTATGATTTGACTGGTTCTGCTAGATAATACTTGACAATCAAGAATTTATCAATAGAACTGTAAGTCAACATAGGTCTAGCTATACCTTGCCCACTTTGTGTGTTACCAAGGACATAGCTAAAATAAAGACAACGCAACGAACAATTTAAGGATTACCTGAGACTTGATTGCCCATACTGCCTAGCTAAGTAGTATGCACCAATAAAAGACAGCCCCAAGAAGAATTGTGTAAGTTATGCGTTCAATTGCTTATACATTTTTTAAGGAGAATTAAGATGGCTTTCCCTAAGGCAACAGGCTATCAGAATTTACCTAACGGTAATTTTAGCCCTGTAATTTACTCGAAGCAGGTACAGCTTGCTTTCCGTAAATCATCTGTTGTTGAAGACATTACCAATAGTGATTACTTTGGTGAGATTGCAAACATGGGTGATTCGGTAAAAATAATCAAAGAGCCAGAAGTTTCTGTTCAGGCTTATAATCGTGGTACTCAAATCACTGCTCAAGACTTAGACGATGAGGATTTCACACTTGTTGTTGATCAGGCTAACTACTATGCCTTTAAGATTGATGACATCGAGGCTGCTCACAGCCATGTAAACTTCATGTCTTTGGCTTCAGATCGTGCTGCTTATCGTTTGAGAGATCAGTATGATCAGGACGTTCTTGGATACTTATCTGGTTTTTCTCAGTCTGGCAAGCATGTAAATGCTGATACAGCTAGAACTTCTGCTCCAGGAACTAAAGCAGTTTCTACTGCAGGAGCTGATGAGCTTTTAAGTTCTATGAAATTAACCAAAGAAGACTTTGGTAATATTGACACACCAGGAACAGGAAACTCTATTCCAGTGGCATCTAGACTTCCAGGAGCACAATCTGTTCCAACAACTACAGCTACACCATTGCAAATTGTTGCTCGTATGGGCAGATTGCTTGATCAACAGTTTGTTGATACAACAGGCCGTTGGTTAGTTGTTGACCCTGTATTTTTAGAAATCCTTAAAGACGAGGACAGCAGATTGTTGAACTCTGATTTTGGTGGTTCTGGACTACAGAATGGACTAGTTGTTAATAGCTTACATGGATTTAAGATTTATGTATCTAATAACTTACCTAAAGTAGGTACTGGCCCAGGTACTACAGGTACTGCTAATCAGGCAACTAACTATGGAGTTCTTGTTGCAGGACATGATTCTGCCGTAGCTACTGCTCAACAGGTAAGTAAAACAGAAAGTTATCGTGATCCAGATAGCTTTGCTGACATAGTTCGTGGTATGCATCTTTATGGTCGTAAGATTTTAAGACCAGAAGCTATTGCTACTGCTATTTATAACGTGGCTTCATAAGGAGGATAGAAAATGGCTACAGTTGACGTATCAAATGGCCTAAACGGAGGTACACATCCAAGCCGTGCTATCCGTAAAGAGCCTTACAAAATAGAGGTTGATGTCAACCTTGCTGATGCTGCAACCACAAAAGGTTCTGCATTAGCTTCGGCTGACGTTCTGCAAGTAATAGATGTACCTGCTAAATCAATGGTCTGGGCTGCAGGACTTGAGGTAGTAACCCCAAGTGACGGTGATTTCCAGATTGATATTGGTACAGGTGATGACCCTGATGCATTTGCAGATAACTTTGATTGTGATAGCAACTCAACAGGTGATATGACATCAATACCTGCTGCCTATGCACCATTAGTTGTATCTTCAGACGATACAGTTGATGTGGTAATTGGGCCTACCGCAGGTAGTGCTGATCCTACCTCTGGTGTTTGGAGAGTTTGGGCTGTCATGCAAGATGTGTCAAACGATCTAGGGCCAGATGAAGTAGATCGTGACCAATTAGCTTAATTAAAAATTAAGTAAACTGTATGGGTGGCTCTAAAAGGATAGGGCTACCCATTTTTTTTATAAAGGATTAAAGATGGCAATATCACAAGCTATGTGTACCTCTTTCAAGAAAGAACTTCTTGAAGGTAAACATGACTTTAATTCTGCAGGTCACACTTTTAAACTTGCTTTGTATTCGGCTGCAGCTACATTAAGTGCAGGTACTACAAACTTTACTACTTCTGGAGAGGTAGTAGGTGCAGGATATACTACTGGTGGTATTGAATTAACTCAAGTAGATCCTACGATAGATGGTACAGTAGGCATTACAAATTTTGCAACTGCAACATTTACTGCTGTATCTATTACAGCTAGAGGTGGATTGATATATAATACAACTACTGATGGTACTGCAGGAACTACGAATGCAGTAGCTGTACTAGATTTTAGTGCAGATCAAACTGCTGTTGCAGGTAATTTTACTGTTAGTTTTCCTACGGCAGATGGTACATCAGCTATATTAAGAATCGAGTAAATAAATGTCTGTTACATTATCCAGATATGGAACTGCTGTATATGGTACAGATAGATATGGGCAACAAAATGTAGCAGTTGATGCAGTAGGAGTATCTGCTACTGGTGCAGTAGGCACTGTTTCTATAGTAGCTATAGATTCAGGAACAAATGTAACAGTAAATGTAATAGGTATTAAGGGTACAGCAGCACTAGGATTTGAAACAGTTACTGCAGTAGCATTTGATTTTGATAGTGTTAAAGATAATTATGAAAGACGTAGAACAGTTTATATTCATCGAAGAAACACTGATTTAGATAGAACAGTAAAGGTAGCATAATATGTCACTTAAATGGCCTAGTAAAGATCCTGATGAAACTGTAGATTATAGTGTTGATTGGTCTAGATATTTAAATGATCAAGCTAATATTGATACAGTTACTTGGTTTGTTGATAATGCATCTGGTGTAAAGACACAGTTTAATACAGGTAGTATCGTAAATAATTTACAATTAGTTGGAGTATCAAATACAAACACAGTAGCTACTGCTAATTTTGGATTAGGTACAAATAATACAAAGTATAAATTACATTGCCAAATAGTTGATACAAGTGGGACAATTGCAGAAAGGTCTGTTACTTTACCGATTAAGGAATACTAATGGCATACAATTATATTGGACTTGTAAATGAAGTTAATAGAAGACTTAATGAAGTAGAACTTACTACTAGTAATTTTTCTACAGCTACAGGTTTTTATTCGCAAGTTAAAGATAGTGTAAATGCAGCAATACAAGAAATAGATCAAGAATATCCTCATTGGCCTTACAACTTTGTAGAGCAAGAAGATACTTTATCTACAGGAGTAACTCGATATAGTTTTCCTGCAAACTCTACTACGGTAGACTTTGAAACATTTAGAATAAAAGAAGATAGTACACTAGGTAACAGAACTCAAAAACTAAGAGTATTAAGTTATGAAGAATATCTGGAAAGGTTTGTGGAGCAGGAGTACACTAATGATACTTCTTTATATAGTGTGCCTGTATTTATATCAAAAGCTCCTGGTTTAGAATATGTATTATCACCTGCACCAGATCAAGCATACACACTTGTATATGAATATTATTTAACAAGTGTTGAGATGACAGATAGTACTGATGTACCAAAAATACCAGAGATATATAGAAATGTAATTATTGATGGTGCTATGTATTATGCCTATATGTTTAGAGGTAATACACAGGATGCATTAGTAGCAAAAGAAAAGTTTAAAGCAGGGTTAAAGA